GGTGGCGGAGCCGCTGTTCTCCACAATAACTCAGGCCCAACACAAACAAAGCCACCTACAGTAATTGTTGCTCCACCTTTTCCTGGAACATCTGCATTTAAAGCTGGCTATAAGAATCAAGCAGCCGTGATTGTAGAAAGGGCTCTAGAAAAGGCTGGACTTCTACCAATCCAACTAGTTACGGGCACATTAACTGCTGAAGACTTGGCGCTAGTTCCTGTTTACCAAAATAAGTTTAAGATTAAGGGAGCAAAAGGTTTAGATGCTGCAACCTACTCTTCTATGATTAAAGAGGCTGGTAAGTGAAGTACTTTCAAAAGATGTCTGACTGGGCATCTACTGCTTTTGGCTCCCCTTGGTTCTTAATCATACATATTATTTTCTGGTCTCTTTGGATGGCTTTTGCTATCTTTGACCCATACCCATTTAATCTTCTAACCCTTACTGTTTCACTAGAGTCCATCTTGCTTTCTGGTCTACTTTTAAACGCAACTAACCGTTCAGGCAATGAAGATAGGCGTATTATTACTAAAGACCTTAAATTGGACCAAGAGACCCATAACCACATTGAAGAGGTTAGGCGCCATATAAAAGAGATTTTGGAGCATATACGTGGGAATAAAGCTTAACGTCACCAATCCAATACACGTAGCTATTTCAGGTACAGCCGCTATGGGGACCTGGGCTGCTACGGGCTACTCTACTGACCCAAAACACCTTGCTGCAGTTGCGGCTGCTGCCGTAGCGGGTGTAGCATCTCACAGTGAGGATTCATCTAAACCAAACGTTCAGGCAGATTCTCACATCGTCACCCCATATGTTAACAATATAGAGGAGTAATAAATGAATGCAAAAACAAAGTCTCTTGTCGAGCACTATGTGTACGCAACTGCTGCTGCAGGCGTAGCAATCTGGCAAACAGGCAACCACGACCTTAAGAAAGTTGCATGGGCTGCTCTTGTTGGTGTCCTTGGTCCAGTACTTAAGGCCGCTATTGACCACGCTTCAAAGCCAGCTAAGTAAGTATTAAACATTAAGGGCGCTCTATTGGGCGCCCTTTTTGCTATACTAAAGACTTCTATAGGAGGATTACATGAAGTGCGATAACTGTTTTAACGAAGCGGCCTATACACACGCTGACCCAGGAGTAAATCCTGCGCATTACTGCACAAAGTGTTTACCTCATTGGCTACATGCTCGTGCCCAAGCTGGACACTTCCCATTAGTATCAGCTGTTGTTGAAAAAGTTGAAGCTGTTGTAGAAGAAGTAATTGCTGCACCAGTTGAAAAGTCTATTAAAAAGAAATCTACTACAAAGACTGCCGAAGCAAAGGCGCCTTCAAGTGAGAGTAACTAGGCACCAAGCTAAGCAAGTACATCCAGTTCCAGATAGGATGATTGAGCCTAGAGGCCCATTCCCAAGAGAACTGTTTGATGAACCAACGATTGTTTATGACACCCCAGCCTTTAATGAGGACGGCTCAGATTTCCCATTAGGCGCCACCGTACAGAATAACTACAGTCCACCTAAGTACTTGCGTTGTGGGGTATGCTTATCTAGAGTACTAGAGACAGATACTGACAATCATATTTGTGAGGAATAATGGCAAGTAGAAAAACTCTTAAAGATACAATGGCATCAGAGTTTCAAGAGTCATTGCAAGTTAGAAAAGATGACATTGAAGTTGAAATGCCTTTGGAAATTTCAAATGTAGGTTCTGAAACAGTCACAGCACCTACAGAAAAACCTGGTCGTCCACGAGCTTTGTCTATTGGTTATAACCCAAATACAAAGACTGTCTATATTGTATTTAGAGACAATACTTGGTGGCAGTATGAGGATGTTTCTACTGATGTCTGGCTTGGTCTTAAAAATAGCCGCTCAACTAATTCTTACCTACCTACCCTAGAGGGCAGCTGCTCAGCTCATGGGCCAGCGCAAATCAGGGATATTTCTGCTGGTACACTTGCCAGGTTCAGTGACACGGCGTCTAAAGCAAATTCTATTCAAAAGGGAAACCTACAGAACTGGAAGGCGCAGGACTTCTTTAAGGAGAACTAATTGAAAACATACGGAGCACTATACGGCGGAGTACTGCAGTACTGGCATAGGAAGCCTTTTCCTATTATTGAGGTAGGAACTACTCAAGAAACAGAACACCCTTTTAGAGAAGGCAAGTGCCTAGTAGTTCGCGCACCTTTTACCCATCCAGGATTTTATTTAGGACTATGGGTTAAGAACCCAAATATTCATCCCGATAACGACGAAGCCATTGATGAGATTCTTATTAAGGCTATGAAGGCGCGTGAGCATGTTAAAGAAAAAAGCTAAAACTTGGGATAAGCCTTTTTCAGAAAAGGTGGCAAAAAGAGTTGCCAAGATTCCTACTGGTGAATTAGAACAATGGGTAGATAACGCTATTTATGATGTAGGTCGTTGTCTGTCTTCTTACCAAAGAAATAGAGAGCAAGCTTATTTAGATGAAGCTGTAATGGGTGCAGAAGCCCTACATGCTGTTGTAGAAGAGCTGCATAAACGCATGACGCGTGTCTAAATAGATTTGTCGACTTTTGTGATACACTTATCCTGCCTCTCTTCCTCTCCCCGTGGTGGCAGCAAAATTGCCTGGGTTTAAACGCCCAGGCTTTTTGTTTACCTTTAGACTAGGCGCATATGGACCAACTAATAGAAGATGATGAAGAGTTCTACCCAGAAGATGGGGAAGACGCTGCCCCTGAAGAAGAGGTAGAAGAACTTGATGAACTCTCTAAAGAGTTTGTAAACAAGCTTGTAGACCGCTGCATACAGTTTCAAACCGCGCTTGTAGGTCACGAGCTTCATCCTTATCAAATGCCTTTGGCTAGACGTATTATTGAATCAGTTATTGTTAATGATGGTGAAGAAGTAACGGCTCTCGCAGCCCGTCAATCTGGTAAATCAGAAACTATTGCTAATACCGTAGCCGCGCTTATGGTTCTACTTCCACGCTTAGCAAAAATGTATCCAGACCTTCTTGGTAAGTTTAAAGATGGAATTTGGATTGGAATGTTTGCCCCAGTTGAAGGCCAGGTAGAAACCTTGTTTGGTCGTACCGTAAACCGCCTTACTAGCGAGCGCGCACTTGAGATTCTAGGAGACCCTGAGATTGATGATTCTCTAGGCAAAGTCCCTGGAGTTACACGTCAAATTAAACTTAAAAACTCAGGCAGCAGTCTTATGATGATGACAGCTAACCCACGTGCAAAGATTGAATCTAAGTCTTTTCATATGGTAGTTATTGATGAGTGTCAAGAAGCTGATGACTTTGTAGTATCTAAATCTATTTCTCCTATGTTGGCCTATTACTCAGGAACTATGGTTAAGACTGGGACACCTACAACCCATAAAAATAACTTCTATCGCTCTATTCAATTAAATAAAAGGCGCCAAACAGGTAAGTCTATGAAACAAAACCACTTTGAGTGGGATTGGCGCGATGTAGCTAAATACAATGAAAACTACGGTAAGTTCATTCGTAAAGAGATGCTACGTATTGGTGAAGACTCAGATGAATTTCAGATGTCATATTGCTGCAAGTGGCTTCTTGAAAGAGGTATGTTTGTAACCTCTACCATTATGGAAGAGCTTGGAGATACTTCACAAGAAACAGTAAAAGCCTGGCATCGTTCACCTGTGGTAGTTGGTATTGACCCCGCTCGTAAAATGGACTCAACAGTTGTTACAGTGGTGTGGGTAGACTGGGACCGCCCAGATGAGTTTGGATACTTTGACCATAGAATACTTAACTGGCTTGAGATTCAAGGTGATGACTGGGAAGACCAATATTTTCAAATTGTTAACTTTTTAAATAGCTATGACGTGCTTGCTGTTGGCGTGGATGCCAATGGTGTAGGTGACGCAGTTGCTCAAAGACTTAAGCTGTTGCTACCTCGCGCAGAGGTTCATTCAATTGGAAGTAGCCAACCAGAGCAGTCTAAGCGTTGGAAACATCTAAAGGCTTTAATTGACCGTAGATTAATAGGCTTTCCTAACCATGCTAAAACAAGAAGATTGCGTACCCACAAAAGGTTTATGCAACAGATGACAGACTTAGAGACTAAGTTTACTGGACCTAACTTCCTGGCAAAAGCTCCAGACGAAGCCCACGCTCATGATGACTTTGCCGATAGTTTGGCCATTGCCTGCTCTTTAACTATGGATTTAACAATGCCATCGGTAGAGGTTACAAGCTCTCCCTTTTTCCGTTAAGACTTTAACCTGACTTTACGGCAATTCTGTAGCACACTTTTCTACGAGGTACCTCAACCTATAAGGAGTCTTAAATGACAATTGCACCAGACCCAAAGTTCCCAGAGCGTCCAGGAAACGTTTACGACCGTAAAGTTTCTCCTGCAACTCCAGGACAACGCGGACCACTTCGTTTTGAAGAGGGAATCGCAACAGACACAGATGTTCCAAATGAATTCTCAAAGGGCGCTATGCAAGGATATGTTCCTGCAGCAGGTCGTCCAAATCGCAATCAGAATGTATTTGAAAAGCTTCCAGAAGAGACAATGCGTGAACGCGCACACGTCGGTTCTGCTGCTTGGGTAGAAGCCCCATCACATCTTTCTGAGTTTGCTGCTGGTGGTTTTGCTGACCATGGTGATAACCGTATCGAAGAAGTTATTCGTAACGGAGCTAACCAAAAGGCTGGCAACGCTGCAGTAGTTCAGGACTAATTTAACTAAGTCATCTATCCCTGCTATCCACGTGCTAGCAGGGGTGGTACTTAGGATTTCCTATGGCACTAATATCAGGTAAAGAAGTTAAAAAGTCTCCTCATCAGGAGCCTGCTAACCCAAAACTTTGGAACATGCTTACAGCTCAAGCTAGAGCAAAGTTTCGTACCTATCCATCTCCTGCAGCTGCACACTGGGTTCATTCCCGTTACGTGCAACTTGGCGGGAGATTTGTGTCATCTAAGAAAGAAGTAGACCCACGCTTTCGTGACTATGTTCATGAAGCGCAGGAGAAAAAAGAAAAAGAACAAAAAGCAAAAGTAACAAAACAAATAGGTACTGGGTCAATTCGAGGCGAACGCTTCAGATAGACCGTGTCGTTTTAAAGATTTATCGACAATGTGGTATTCTATGTACATTCTAGGGAAAGAGGTGACTTGTGAGCGGTATTGATTTCTCCCCTCCGAGTTATCGCGCAGCCTCCTCTGACTTAACCATCTCTATATCCCCACTGGGACTTGTTGAGCTTGCTGATGAAGAATTTGAAGTACACGGACCACGCCTAAACCGTTATTCACTTAACTGGGCAATGTACCTGGGACATCATTGGTCTTATCGCCGTCAAACAGGTGAGACCCAAATAGCGCTTAACTATTATCGCGCTTTTACAGATTTTGTAATTAACTTTACTTTTGGTAAAGGTGTTAACTTTCGCTCACCTAAACAGACAGAAGCAATAATCCCAGACCTACTAGAACGTGCATGGGAAGTAGACAATAACAAAGCAACAGTCCTTTGGGAAATTGGACAACAGGGCGCAGTATCTGGCGATTGCTTTATTAAAGTTGCCTATGAAGAAGCTTATACAGACCCAGCGGGTCGCAACCATCCAGGACGAGTTCGTGTTCTTCCCCTGAACTCGTCTTTTGCTTTTCCTGAGTTCCATCCACATGACCGTGAGCGCCTGATTCGTTTTAAACTTAAGTATCGTTTTTGGGGCACATCTTTAGAAGGAACACGTCAGGTATTTACCTACACAGAAATCCTTACAGACGATGTAATTGAGGAATACATAAATGATGAACTTATTGACTCTCGCCCTAATCCGCTTGGTGTTATTCCTGTTGTTCATATTCCGAACGTTCGTATTAGCGGCAGTCCTTGGGGTCTTAGTGATTGCAACGATATCATTAACATTAATCGCGCTTACAATGAAACTGCTACAGACATCGCTGATATCGTTAATTATCATGCCGCACCAGTTACAGTTATTATTGGAGCGAAAGCAAGCCAACTTGAAAAGGGCGCTAATAAGGTCTGGGGCGGGCTTCCAAAAGACGCACGAGTTGAAAATCTTGAAGGTGGCTCACAAGGACTAAAGGGCGCCATGGACTTTATGGCTATGCTCAAGAAGTCTATGCACGAAATGGTTGGCGTCCCTGAGACTGCCTTGGGCCAAGCGCAACCAATCTCAAACACATCTGGGGTTGCGCTTAGTATTCAATTCCAACCTTTGATGAACCGTTACCACCAAAAGATTATTCAATACGCACATGGCTTACAACGTGTCAATGAGCTAATTCTATTAAACCTTGCTCTTAAAGAGCCAGAAGTATTTACTTGGGACCCTAATGCAAGCACAGTTCCTCTAAAAGATGGACAGCTTGCTCAACTTGATTTTAATGACCCTATTACCTATCAATCATATATTCACTTCCCACAACCATTGCCACTAGATAAGTTGATTGCTCTTAATGAAATCCAAAGCAAGCTATCTCTTGGTCTTGAGTCTAAGGAAGGCGCTCTTCGTACACTTGGTGAGGAATTTCCAACAGAGAAGCTCACAGAAATTCGTCAAGAACTTCAAGATGACGCTGTTGCAGATGGAGCACTTAAGCTTATCCAGACCCAAATTGAACAGGACATTGCATCCATTACTGGAGCTATGCCTGGCGCTCAAGGAGCTGGCTCTACCCCACTTTCATCAGCAGGACCTTCAGGAGAGCAAGTACCTGTGACCCCTACAGAACCTGTTGTTATGGATGATGCAACTATTGCGGCCCAACTAGGAGGAAGTTCCCTCCGTGAGAAGTTGGTAACTAATGCTTACGGTACGAAAATTCCTCAGAGAAGGGTGCCGCAAGAGTACGAAAAATAAAGTGCTTTGCACTGACAATTTCGCACTAAAACGACAAAATAAGAATACACGTTAGGTCATTTGTGCTCTCATATCGGAAAACGACCCCTAGGATAAAAGGATATAAGCATGGCAGAAACTGCAGAAGTAATGGCTGAGGCTTTTGAAGCTGAAGCTAACGTAGCTCCAGTAGTAAATGTGTCGGGCGTTGACGCGCCTACTGTTGAAATTGGACTAGAGAAAGAATCAACTAAGTCTCAGAAATTTTATACTGAAGATGACTTAGCAAAAGTTCGTTCTCAAGAGAAAGATAAGTTGTACCCAGAAATCGAAAGACTAAAGGAACAAGTTAATTCTCTTAGTAAAGAAAAAGAAGAACAAGCAGCTCGCAAGGCAGCTGAAGCAGATGCTGAAGCAGCCGAAGCAAAGGCTAAGCTTATGGAAAACTTGGACGCCAAGGATTTGATTAAGCTTACGACTGATGAGTTGCGAGAGCAGTTGGAGCGTGAGCGTCAAGAACGCGAACGAGCCTTCGCTCTTCTGGAGCGCGAAAAGCAATACGCAGATTTGCAATCTTATCGCCAACAGTTAGTAGAACAAGAACGTGAGAACATTATTCCTGACCTGCTAGACCTTATCGCTGGTAATACTCGCGAAGAAGTCCAAGCAAGTGTTGAAGGATTAAAAGCACGTTCAGAAAGAATTCTTGAATCGGCGCAATCTGCTATGCAGAATGCCCGCAAAGAAATGCGCGGTGCTAGCACAAATGCACCAACAGCTGGACCATTGGAAACTAATATGGAATCACGTCAGTTCACGGCTGCAGATATTGCAGCTATGTCGGTAAACGAATACGCAAAATACAGAGACAAGCTTATGAGCGATTCAGCTCGTGGTAAGTCTCGTGGGATTTTCGGCTAAAACCAAACCCAACCCTATATATAAGGAGTTATAGCTAAATGGCATCAGGTATCACAGGAACAGGCTCACTAGCAGCCTCACCAACAGCATACTCAGGTACCAACACCCAGCTGACTCAAGCGATTCAGACAATCTGGTCCAAGGAAATCTTGTTCCAAGCAATGCCTATCCTTCGCTTTGAGCAGTTCGCAGTCAAGAAGACTGAACTCGGTGTTGCTCCTGGTCTTCAAATCAACTTCATGCGTTACAACAACCTCGGATTCGCTTCACCTCTTGTTGAAGGTGTCCGTATGCAGACTAACGCACTTACAGCTCAACAGTTCTCAATCACAGTAACAGAGCATGGTTATGCTCTTGCTGTTTCTGAGCTTCTATTGAATGCTTCATTCGATGACGTAATGGCTTCAGCCTCACGTCTTCTTGGTCGTAACATGGCTATCTATCTAGACCAGCTTTCACGCGACACACTATACTCAGCATCTTCAACCATTTACGGTGAAGACCGCTCAAACCTATCAGCTGTTAACAACTGGTACGCATACGGTACAGAAGGAACATCACGCGCAAGCATGACAGGTTCTTACTACCTCACACCTCGCACCATCAAAGATGCTGCCGAGACACTAGCAACCAAGAACATCCCTCGTTTGGGCGAAACTTACGTTGCATTCGTTCACCCACACCAATCACGTCGTCTACGTGACATGCCTGAATTCATCGAAGTCACAAAGTATGCCGCTCCAGGTAACTTCATGCTCGGTGAGATTGGCCGTCTATACGACACAGTATTCATTGAGACAACACAAGTTCTCAAGGTTACTGGTGGTGCTGGTGCATCTTACACAGCTGACACAGCAGTTGCTTCACCTGTAGTAGTACCTGGCGGAGGTTACACAACCCCTGCTACATACACAGGTAATGGTGGCTCAGACCGTTACTCAGCTATCTTCATTGGAGATAACGCATTCGGTCACGCTATCTCACTTCCAGTTGAACTCCGCGATGGCGGTATTCTTGACTTCGGTCGTGAGCATGCACTTGCTTGGTACTCAATCTTCGGACTTGGTCTAATCACTGACCAATCTGTAGTAATAGCGGAAACCAACTAAGTAAAACCTAGTTTCAAAAAAACTTAATAGATTAAAGGGCGGCCTCTTCGGGGGCCGCCTTATTCAACCGAGATATTAAATTGGAGAAATTCATGGCAACAAAAGCAAAGCCCACTGATGTAACAGGCCGCATGCGAGAGCAACTTGCTGGACAAGCAATTGAAGCTCAGCAGGATGCCGCTAATAAAATGTCTATGGCAACAGCTCAGGCAAAAATTGACCTAGAGACAAGTGTCATTGACGCAACACAGCCTAACCGCGCTACAGTAATTGTAGATGATGCAATCACTGTCGGTTCAACCGATGAAGCTGAAGTTGAAATTCGTGTAGTTCAAGATATTGAAAACATGACTCTTGGACATGGAAACAACTACAACTTTAAAGCGGGTCAAAAGTACAAGGTAAAGCAATCAGTTGCAAATCACCTAAAGGAAAAAGGCTATTTAGCAGGCGTCATTTAATAATAACCTGTTAGAAGTGGGCGCCTTTCGAGGCGCCTTCTTCGTTTGTACAGACTTTTTAAAGATTTATTGACATCATTATATACACCGTAATGTAGGGAGTTTCTGTGGCCGTTCTGTCTGACATACTCTCTAGAGTCCGTCTAGAACTAGGCGATTTACAAAAGAATTTTAGTTTTACTACTGCTGGTGACGGAACTACCACCGTATTTCCCACTGGGATTAAGCCCATCGAGACCGCTAACCTCTATGTAACAATTAACAGCAATCCTATTGGGTACCCTTACGGCTATACAGTTGAAGAAGACACAGGCATTATTACCTTTGCAACCGCCCCTGTTAGCGGCTCTACTATTGCAGTAACAGGTCTTCAAGACCGTTATTTCCTAGACTCTGAACTCTGTAACTTTATTAACGATGCTGTAAACCAGCATACCTATAACCGCGTTGATTCTTACGGGTCTCTAGTTACTATTGCCAGTATCCCTCCTGTAGAAGAGTATCCAGTTGCTATCCTTGCAACCATTGAGGCTCTATGGGCTCTTGCCACAGACTCTGCTTTTGATATCGATATTCAGGCGCCAGATGGAGTAAATATTCCTCGCTCTGAGCGTTACCGCCAGCTCACATCTATTATTCAACAGCGTTGGGAGCAATATAAGACCCTCTGTGCCCAGCTTAACGTTGGTCTATGGAAGATTGAAATGGGTACGCTTATCCGTACTTCACGTACAACTAATAAGTACGTACCTGTCTATGTAACTCAAGAGGTTGACGATGCCCGTAAGCCAGAAAGAGTTTACATAACCAATAACTTGACTGGACGTAGCCCATTGCCTTCAACAGCTCAAAACTACGATTTAGTTATTACCCAAGGAAACAGCTTCTCTGTAGAGTTTGATTTCCCATTTGATGCTTCTTTGTTTACCTGGGCTGCGCAGATTCGTACCTATCCAAATGCACCTTCCGTATACGCTAATTTTACAGTTACCCTCCTATCTACATCTTCAACACTCAGTAAGGTACAGCTATCGCTTAATGTTGATGGCACTCAGTACCTGCCTGTACGTGGATTCTGGGACCTACTAGCAACAGAGATTGCAAACACCGAAGTAGCCGTTACTTACGTTAAGGGTCAAACCTTTGTTACCCAAGCTGTAACTAACTCTTCAGGTGCGCTAAACGGAAGCTGGTAACAATTGAGTTACTGTCACTCTTGTAATAACTGGCCATGCCAATGCGCTATCCAAGTAGTCACTCCTGCCCCAGTAGTTGTTAACGTAATCCCTTCAACACAAACAGGCGGACTTCCTGGATTTAGCACGCAAGGAATACAGGGAGTACAGGGTGTTCAGGGCGGTCAAGGCACCCAAGGTATTCATGGACAATACGCAGGTCAAGGTGTACAAGGTTCTCAAGGTTTACAGGGCGGCGGTTTTAACCAAGCACAAGGTACTCAAGGCTTACAAGGTATCCAAGGTTTTTATGGCCTACAAGGTTCTTCTGGACATAATGGTGTTCAGGGTTATACGGGTGCGCAGGGAAAGACTGGTACACAAGGTACGCAGGGACTTTCAATACAAGGTAACGCTGGTACATCTGTAGTAATCCTTGGTTCATACCCAACGTATGCCGCTTTAGTTGCTGCGCATCCAACAGGTAATAATGGTGATGGTTATATTGTTGACCCATACCTGTATGTATGGGAAGGTGGAGCTTGGGTTAACGTTGGAATTATCCAAGGTCCACAAGGTACGCAAGGCACACAAGGGCTACAAGGTGTGCAAGGAACTCAGGGTTTACAGGGAACTCAGGGCACGCAAGGTTTACAGGGACCACAAGGTACGCAAGGTATACAGGGCGTTCAGGGACCACAGGGAACCCAAGGTACTCAAGGGCTGCAAGGTCTTCAAGGAACACAGGGAACACAAGGTGTTCAAGGCACGCAGGGCATTCAAGGCCGTTCATATCTAGGAGTAACTTCTCCTACACCTAACGCAGTTACAACTGGCTCTCTAACATTTAACGTAACTAATTCAGGCGCTTTTGGTTTAGGTCAAACAGTACGTGTTTCTAACACCCCAGGGCTTTCAAACTGGGTTGAAGGTATTATCACCGCAATAACATTAGATTCCAGTATTACTGTTAACTCTATTCTTACTGGTGGTTCTGGTACTTACTCACAATGGACATTCTCGACTGCTGGTGTTCAAGGTTTACAAGGTCCACAGGGAACTCAAGGAATTCAAGGACCACAAGGAACTCAAGGAATTCAAGGACTTCAAGGACCTCAAGGAGTGCAAGGTACACAAGGTATTCAAGGGCCTCAAGGCACTCAAGGAATACAAGGTATCCAAGGGCCACAAGGTACACAGGGAATTCAAGGAGTTCAAGGAACTCAGGGTATCCAAGGTCGTTCATTTATTGGAGTAACCTCTGCTACATCATTTTTAATTGGTACTGGCTCTAAAGCATTTACTGTTACAAATTCTGGCGCTTATACAGTTGGTCAATATGTTGTTGTTACTAACACAGGCACGCCAACTAACTTTATGTTTGGTCAAATTACTTCTTTAACAACTGATTCAAGCATTACTGTAAACGTAACTGGAACTGGTGGTTCTGGAACATTTGCTGCTTGGACATTTAACGTAAGTGGTTTGCAAGGTACGCAAGGAGTTCAAGGACCTCAGGGAACTCAGGGCATTCAAGGTCCACAAGGTACCCAGGGTATTCAAGGTCTGCAGGGAGTACAAGGAGTTCAGGGTCCTCAAGGAACAACTGGTATACAGGGCGCGCAGGGTACTCAAGGATTCTTAGGTTTACAAGGAAGCACTGGTACACAAGGCACTACAGGTATGCAGGGTGCGACTGGTACGCAAGGTCTTGTTGGATTACAGGGGACGCAAGGTATCCAAGGAACTACTGGTATTCAAGGTATACAAGGAAGCCAGGGTACTCAAGGAGTTCAAGGTAACCAAGGAATTCAAGGTAATCAAGGAACAACAGGTTTACAAGGATTAATAGGTCTACAAGGTCTGCAGGGAAATCAGGGAACGCAAGGCGTCCAAGGTATCCAAGGAACTACTGGTATTCAAGGAATTACTGGTACAGGCACTCAGGGTATTCAAGGAAATACAGGAATACAAGGCTCTTTTGGCGTTCAAGGTACACAAGGCGTTCAGGGATTAGTCGGCCCATTAGCTTCTAACAACGCACACGCTTCTGCTCGTATGGCTACAACTGCCAATCTTGCTGCTACTTACACCGCAGGTACTTTAGGTGCTGATGGTGGTTATGGCATAGGCGCAACTCTTACTGCTACTAGCAATGGTCGTGGTTCAGTTGATGGTGTTTCATTTACTGTTAATGACCGCGTACTTGTTAAGAATCAAACTACTCAAACACAAAATGGTATTTATGTAGTTACGCAACAAGGTTCAGGTCCAACTCCCTATATCCTCACTCGCGCAACTGATTATAACAACTCTGTTAATGGCGAAGTCGAGTACGGCGATTTTCTTTATGTAGTTGCTGGTACAACGCAATCAAGTACTAACTGGATTGAAAACTCAGTAGGTAGCCAATCTAACGGTTGGATTATTATTGGTACAGACCCAATTACTTTTGCTCAAACTGGTGGTATCGGCCCGCAAGGAACACAAGGCTCAACAGGAGCTACGGGCGCACAAGGAATTCAAGGCACTACAGGAATTCAAGGTGCAGTTGGAACTCAGGGCGCAATCGGAACAACAGGTTCTACAGGTGCGCAGGGAACTACAGGCGCGCAAGGAATTACAGGTTCTACAGGTATTCAAGGAACTCAAGGAACAAATGGTTTACAGGGCCTTACTGGTTTACAAGGTCTTCAAGGCAACCAAGGAACAACTGGACTACAAGGTTTTACAGGTACACAGGGAACTGCAGGTACTAATGGAGCTAATGGTGCTCAAGGTACAACTGGTTCTCAAGGACTTACAGGAATTCAAGGCGCTACTGGTACCCAAGGTTTTGTAGGTCTACAGGGACTTATTGGTTTACAAGGATTTACAGGTTCACAAGGAACTACTGGTACTCAAGGTACTCAGGGATTACAAGGTTTACAAGGAACGCAAGGCGTTCAAGGTACGCAAGGAATACAAGTACAAGGTACTCAAGGTACGCAGGGTATTCAAGGGCCGCAAGGTACACAAGGTATTCAAGGTACTCAAGGAAACCAAGGTACACAAGGTCTTCAGGGGCTTCAAGGCACACAGGGAATACAAGGTAACCAAGGCACAATTGGTACGACTGGTATAGCAACAGCAACAGCCCCAATTACATACGATGGTGTGTCAACAATTGCACTCAATGTTGGCACAGGGCTTACTACTTCAGCAAGTAACCTGATTGTAGATACAACCGTTGTGCCTGAATTGGCTACAACGAATACCTTTACAGCAGGTAACACCTTTGCCAACACTAGCACTGGAGTAATTCCACTAACTGTTAATGGTGTATCGGGACAGACAGTAGACATTTTTGATGTTGCTCTTAACGGTGTTAAATCTTTTTATGTATCATCAAATGGTACTGTAACTGTTGGTTCAGTACAGTTAAAATCTGGTAGTTTTATAATAAGCTCAGGTGGAGCAGTTACTGCTGGTGGTGGCTTTACTGCTAAGGCATATAACATTACATCTGTGGCAGCAATAAATCAAGCATATGCAAGCGCACAAACATCTGACCTTGTTCAAAATCAAAACTCAGCAGGCACAGTCCTTTCGGGAGTAAGTGCCGCTGGTCAGATATATGCGGGAGCAACTGTACCAACGATTGCTTCTAATACAACCGCTCTAACTTCCGCTGCTTATACTTCTGCCACAGTTGCCGTCTTTACCTATGGCGGAACATCGTTAATTCAAGCAGGACAAAGAGTGACTATCGCTGGCGTAACGGGCGGAACATATAACGGAACTTGGGTTGTATCGGCTGCAACTACAACAACTTTCACCGTACTTGGCTCAGGATTTACCAACGTTGCTGGTACTGGCGGAACCGCTCAAATATCAGCAGTTGTTTCTGTCGTTGCCCCAACTGCCGCTATTACCCCAATAGTGGTTCAAGGT